ATTTGGGTCCGCGCGGGCCGCGCGACGAAAGTGCTGGTCAGGGCGTGATTGCAGATAACCACACTTATCTGCACCAGCGAGACACGCGCCCCTATCGTTGCCGTCGCTTAGGGTCGCCGGTGGTCGGAATCCTTCTTGTGTACGTGATCCCGACCAAGGGAAGTTGGGAGACTGGCCCGGAGAGGGAAGCCGGGCCAGCTACCCGAGCCGCCACCACCACCACCACGAAGGGCGGGGCCATGTCCGACGAGCGCGAAGCAGAGCAAGCCATGCTCGACAACTGGCACGCCGTCGTCGCGGAGGTCTCCGACCATGTCCTGCCGATCGCCGCGCGGCTATGGGAGCTACTGCCCGGCGCGGTACTCGTCGCCGGTGAGAACGTCGACTACGACGACGACACCGGCCGCGCGGCGCTACTCGCCGCGATCGCCGAAGGCTTGACACCGTGGGACACCGTGCGGGTCAGGGTCGAACTGATGCTCACCCCCGCCGAAGCGAAAGCGTTAGTCGACCGGCTCGAAACGGGTAGCTAGGTGGTCCCTGATCCCGTCCGGGGTGTCTGCGGTACTTGGTTTCGGAGCACCGTGAGGTCAGATAGCGCCGGTCGGGACCAGGGTGTTTACCCGTAGACCAGGCTAGAACGCCCCAGGATCGGCGCAACCCCCAATCTGGCCCAGTTACAGCCGGGGTCTAGTTACGGGCGGTGCTGGTGGCGGCCGGGGCCGCCGTGAAGCCATACGAGCATGGACACCGCGGCGACAAGCCAGCCCAAGCCGATCCCGAGTGCCAGCCATTCCGCCGCGGTCAGCATCGTTAGGTGATCGGGGCCGTCCAAGCCGCCGCCCAAGTGTCAGGGCCGACGACACCATCCGAGTAGAGCCCTTTCTCGTTCTGGAAGCCGACGCACACCGCGGCCGACTGGTCGCCGTAGGCGCCGTCGACGACCAGGGACCACCCGCGCTTAGACATTTGCGCCTGCCAGGTCGACACCGATGGTTCTTCAAGGAAGTTGATCAGGTATACGCCGGGCCATGCCGGGTACTGGCCGGCCGGCGGGATCGTCGCATCACCAGGCGGTGCGCCCGGATTCTGTGCCGGCGGGAAGCCGCCCTCAGGGATCGGGTCGCCGTCAAGGGTGGAGTCGATCGCCCCGGCGATCGCGGCGGCCAGCTGCTCGACCGGTCGCGCGGTTCCGACCCTGCCCGCCTCGACGAGCACCGCCGGACAGTTCGTCCCGTTCAACCACCACAGATCGGACCGGTTCGTCGGCCCCGCGGTCGACAAGCCGGCCGCCCGGCACGCCGCGACCATCGCATCGGCCACCAGATGCGACTGCCCGCCGCCCGGATGCACCAGCGGCCAGCAAAGAGCTTGCGACCCGCCCGACCAGTCCTGATGGAAGTCGACCGCCAGGTCGTAGCCGCCCGCGTTGACCGCGTCGACCGACCCTTCGTAGTCGGAGTCCTGCTGGTAGACGTCGTCGGCTTCGGACGTGACTTCGTGGCCGGCGACCCGCAAGGCTTCGGCGACCCGGCCGGCAAGGTCCCGGTTCCCGTCGTATTCGAGCTGCCCGGTAGCAGGGTCGACCGCGCCGGGATCGAAAGTCCCGTTTGGTCGCACACCGTGGCCTACCGACACATAAACCCGGCTCACAGCGGGGAGCCGTCCGCCGCGTAGTACAGCGGTGCGATGACCTGCCAAGCCGCCTGGGTCGCGGCTACCAGATCGTCGTCGACTACCGCGGCCTGGTCTATCGTGCCGTCCCCGTTGTCGACGGTGTCAGCGAAACCCGGCGCCGCCGCGGTCGTGCGAACGAAGGTGGACAGCTTGTCAAGCTCGCCGCGCAGCACACCCTGCGCGAGGGCGACCCAGTCCGGGCGGTCGTCGGCCAGGTAGGTGTTGGCCTGCTGGGTCGCCGCGGACTGGGCGCGCCCGTTCCAATCCGAATCTGCGGCCAGTTGTGCCTGCGATTGGTAGCTCATTTGGGCGGCCCTTTCGTTAGATGCCTAGACAGGCGACCGAAAACTGGTTCTCGGTCGGGTTCCCGCGAAGGTTCGCGCTCGCGACGGTCGAGTAGGTCCACATCGCGAGCGTGTCCCCGGCGGAGCACTGGTAGTAGATCGAAACGGTCGGCATCACCGGCCCCGACACCGAGCCGTGCGCGCCGCCGGTCACGACCGCGGCCCCGTTGCGGTAGATACCGACACCGACCCGGCTAGTCGTCGCGTTGTCGACCGACACTTTCGCGACGATCCCGTAGAGACCAGCTATCGGGCAGGTGTAGAGCCCGCTGGTCGTGTTGTAGAGCCCGCCCGGATCGGAGATAACGCTGTTGCAAGGGACGATCACCCACGTCGACGCGGTAGCCGGCAGCGTCAACGCGGTCGAGCGGGCGACGGTCGACGGGTACCGGCTGGTGAACCCGACCCACGCCCCCGCCTTGCGTAGCCAGCCGGTGCCGGTGTCGACGGTGTAGGCCAAAGCTCCGTCGTGGGGCGCGGCCCACTGGGCGTCGCGGTCAGCGGCCGACGCGTAGCACTGCATCGTCTGGTCGAAGGTCGTGTTGCCCCAAACGGATTGGATCTCGTCGCCCGGGTTGACGCTCAGTCGGCCGGTAGCAAGCTGGCCGGGACCGACGAGCTCGCCCGCTTCATTGCGTAGGGCGGGCAGGTCGGGCCGGTGTGCCCGGAGGTATTCGGCGACTTCGCGGGCTAGGGCTTCGATGCTGGTGGCGGTGTCGGTCATCTTTGCCTCACGGTAGGGGGGTGGCGGCGGCGTAAGCCTCCAGGTGGTGGGTTGACTGCCAAACGGTGGCGGTCAGCCGGTGATCGGTGCTGGTGACCCGGTACCTGAGTCCGGCCTGGCCGGCCACGTTGTTCAATGTGAGCACGTCGAGCGGGCCGAAAGTGTGGGCGTACGGGTCCCACTCGGTAGGCGACAGCACGCCGGTCGGGGTTCGGTGAACGCCGGCTTGCACGTCCACCGAGTCGAGTACCCGCAGGGTCGGGTCCGAGTAGGCGTTGAGCATTGCGATCGTGGTGTTGTGTGTCGCGGACCATTCCGGGCCGTTGTAGGTACCCCCGATAATGGTGCTGGTTATATCCCCGACGACGCGCACGCTCGTCGGTCCCTGATACCCCCACGCCAACACCGAGCCGGATTGTTCATACCAAGTGGACGCGTACCCGTCGCCCCTGGTCGCGGACCACGACACAGCGGTGATGACCCACCCGGCGGACGCGGTCACCGGCGGGCCGGCGATCACTTGCGAAGCGTCAAGGACACGCGCGTTGATCGTCTCCCACCTGGCGTAGTTGAGTGTCAGCCCGAAAGGTCCCTGGTCGACGGTCGGCGGGGTCGCGGATAGCCACGCGACCCCGTCGCTGGCCGCGTCGCGGACCATTGTCAGAATCCCCGGGTACTCGTCGCCGGCCTGTTGGGTTTGGGCGGGCAGTGTTTGTGACTGGGCGGCGAAACTCCCGGTGACCACGGCCGGCGGGTAGTACCCGCTCTGGTTCATCTGAGCGACCGCCGCGCCCAGCCGTGCGGTGACCGATTCGACCGGCCGCAATGACCCGACCGCCAACGTGAGGTTGTTGGTATACCGGCCCGGCCAGGTGAGTCCGGTGTACACACAGTCGGCGTCGAGCGGGTCGGCCGGGGCGTATAGCCCTCTCGCGAAGCTGTCGTAGAACCAGCACCACGCCGCGCCGGTCGGTTTGTAGAGGGCGAACATCGCGCCGAACTTGTCCAGCCCGTCGAGCAGGTGGGCGGGGTCCCACAAGCGGACAGTGATCTTCCCGGGCTGAATATCCCCCCGGAATGTGCCGTCGCCTTGTGTGTGGGACTCGGTGGTCCAGCGGGCCTCGACGAGCAGACCGTTCAGGTTGACCCGGGCGCCTGTCGCCGGCTGCCACTGCCACAACCAGTCTTTGGAGAAGTCCGGGACCGGTGGTTTCCCGGCCTGCCATTCGGCGCCGTCCCAAACGGTGCCGGCGCCGTCCCACGTGTTCGACATGGCCTACCGGCCGAACAGCGGTTGAAGCTCCGGGCGGACGTGGCGGCGCTGGTAGGTGCGTAACGCTTGGTAGACCACTTCGGGCAGGTCGTCGCCTGGTGTGGCGGTCACTTGGATGATCACCGGGGCCGGTGCCGGGCCGCCGCCGCCGGGGAGGCTGAACGGGTTGAGTTTGGAGATGACCGACCCGCCCGGGATCTTCTTCAACCAGCCGAGCGCGGTACTCACGGCGTGGCCGATGTCGCCGAGCGCGGACACCACGTCACCGATGATCCGTTTCACCGTGCTCAGGTTGGTGATGATCACCCCGATCGGTCCGAGCATGAGGTCGACGATCAACTGCCAGTGCTGGGCGATCCAATCGCCGAACGTGCGCAGGGCCGACCACACGTCTTGGATGATCTGGCGGAACGGTTTGAACTTTTCGTAGGCGATCCCGATGCCGACGACCAGGAGTGATATCGCGATGATGATCGCCCCGATCGGGTTCGCGTCCATCACCACGTTCAGGATCGCCTGCACCGCCGCCCACACTTTGGTTGCGGCGGACACGGCGATGACCAGGCCGGCGACGACGGCGATGATCGGGGCGAGCACCTTCAGGATCGCGGTGTTATTCGCAAGCCACGTAAACAGGGGTTGGAGCATGTCCAGCAGTTTCTTGATCGCCGGCAACAGGGCTTCGCCGATCGTCACTTTCGCTTGGTCCATCGACTCCTTGTAGCGGGCCATCTGCCCCGAAGCGGTGTTACCCATCGCGTCGGCCTGGCCGTGGACCGCCTGGGTGAGCTTGTTCATGAGCGCGGCGCCGGTCAGCTGCTTTCCGGCCGCGTCGGTCGTCGCTATCCCCATTTCCTTGAGCGCCCGGGTCGACCCGGTCGAGGCCTTCACGATGTCGTCCGCGGCGGTCGCAACGTCGGTCCCTTTGAACGCGGCCAGGTCCTGGGCGGTCGCCAGGTCCTTGTGGGCGGTCGTCGCGTTGTGGGTCGCCGCGACCAGTTTCGTGTAGGCGGCAATGTTGTCCTCCGCGGACTGGCCTGTCTTCCGGGACGACTTGTCGATCTCCTCGAGCGAGTCCTTCATGCCGTCCGCCGGGACACCGGCGTTCTTGTAGGCCTGCGCGAGTTTGGCCACCGCGGTTTCGTGTTCCGCCGCCGCCGATGTGGCCTCGCCGAGCGCGCCCAAGATGGCGCCGGCCCCGGCGACCGCCGCGATCTTCATCGCCGAGTGCGCGTTGGTCACTTTGTCTTTGACCTTGTCGACGGTTTCGACCGCCTTGTCGGCGACGGCGATGATGTCGAAGCGCAGTTCAGCGGATTTAGCCACGGGAGGCCTCTTCTTCGAGCACGTCGACCAGCGTGGCGAGGTCGCGCGGCTCTTCGTCCCACAGCACAGAGGGCGGAATGCCGAGCCGCACGGCGAGCACCCCGATCAGTCGGCCGTAGCCGTCCCGGTAGGGTCCACCGTTGCCGGCACCTCGGGATCGTCGACCGGGTCGCAGAACGGGACCGTCTCCAAGAATTCGGCGAACCCGATCCCGATCTGTTTGGTGCGGGTCAGGTACGACCAGCACGCCGCGTAAGCGAACCCGATCGGGTCAAGCTCCGCGTTGGCGTGAGTCCCGGCCCGGCGCAGATCACGGTGATCCGCGTGCACCGCTAGCTGGGTGGAGTCGTCGAAAGTGACGGTGAAGTTCAGGTACGGCAGGCCGGCCAGGTTCAGCACACCGGTCGGGGTCAACGTCGGGGCGGTAGTGGTGGTCATGTCCGCGATGCTGCCCGATCTATCCGGCCCTGCACGGTGTCGCCGATCTTCGCCATCGGGTTAGGGGACCGTAGCCAGGTGGCGACCAGCCACGGTTGGCGGCGTATCCCATGCGCCGGGTATCCCCAGTGGATCGCCGCCGCGTACGGGGCGGTAGCCACAATCCGGACCCGTTTGCCGTCCGCCGCCAAAGCCTGGTGGGACGCGGCGAGCCGGCCGGACCGTTTCGGGCTGTTCGCCTGGGCTTCCACCAGCAGCTCGCGGGCGCCGGCCGACAGCGGGTCGCGCATGTCGGCGAACCCGGCGGACACGTCGGCCAGCATCGCGTCGAAAGCCGGAAGGTTCGTGAAGTCGATCGAATAGCCGTCAGACACGGACGAGCCCGCCGGCGGGCGGGGTGACAGTCGGTATCCCTTGCACCGGCCACGCGAACTTGGAGATCACCAGGGCGCCCGCGGCGAGCTCGTCGGTCGTCCAGCCGTCGTCGATCAGGTTCCCGGTCCATGTCGGGCCGGTAGGACCGATCGGCAGAAACTCGAAGGGCAGGGTCTGATCGATGTTCTCCTGCACGTAGTAGTAGATCCCGGCCGGGTCGGTCAGGTCGAGCAGGGCGGACCCGGTGATCTGGTAGGACCGGACCGCGGTCGCGACGATCAGGTCCCCGGTGAGCACCAGTTGCGGGGCGTCACGGGTGATCGTCTGCGGAACCCCGAGATTGGTGATCTGAGCTTCCAGCTGCATCCCGGTCGTCGTGTCACCCAACTTCAACGTTCCGAGCAACTTGGTCGCGATGGTCGGCATTTCGTTTACCTCCGGGCGGGGTTGTTTCCAATACGGTCAGATCGAAGCGGTAGCACGGCCAAGTGTCGGAACGGATATTGAGCGTGGTCGACACCCACGTCAGGGCGGCGGCGGATAGTGGGGCCAAAGCGGCCAGGACAATGTCGAGCAGGTCGGCGTCGCCGGCCAGGTTGTCGACACCGCGCACCGGGATCACGTACACCCACAACACCGTGCTGGTTCCGCCGGCCAGGGTGATCGTCGCGTCGGTGCCCTGCCCCAACTTGATATACGACACCGGCGGGGTGATATCGCCGTCGCGGACAGCTACCCGTAAGCCCGCGGCGTTGAGAGCGTCGACCACTTCGGCGACCGTGACCGCAACACTCATGCGACCGCCGGCCTGCCCTTGCGGAGTATCGCTATCGCCCGGTTTCGTACCGTGAACGGCCCGTAGGCGGGGTTCATCACGTCGATACCTTCGCCGTGGTTGCGGGTCTGGTACCACCAGGCGCCGAGCATGAGCACGGCTTCCCACTGGTCGGAGTCGACCGCCCCGGCCGTCGCGTCGAGCTCGCCCTGGCCGATCGCCGCGGCTTGGGCGGCCGCGTTGGCGGACGTGACCCGCGCGGCGTCGTCGGCAGGGTCCAAACCGAGCCATGCGGCCAGGTCGGTGTCGGCCGGCCAGCCAGTCGCCACGGTGTCAGCGCTTCCGGCTGGTACCGCTATCGGCGCTACCGGTGCCGGCTTCGGCGGCGATCGGTGTGCTGTTGGTCATCAACACGACCCCGCCGATGTACTGCGACCAGAACCCGACCCCGGAATATTTGACCAGCTTGAGCACCTTGACGTTTCCGCCGGTCGGGTCGCTTGTCCATTCCAGGCGGAAGTTCATCACCGGGGTCGCGAAACACACCGCCGCATCAAGTGACTGGTCGAGCAGGAACGTCTTGTTGGCCGGCATGTACGGCCCGGGATAGGCGGGCACACCCTGGACGCTCACGGTCGCGTAACCCTCACCGGACACGCCGGGCGCGTTCATCTGCGGCCCGTAGGGCAACAGGGGCCGCCCGGTCGAGTCGTCGGCTTCGGCTACCGCTATGTACTCCTTGGACGCGGGGATGATCGCGGTCGCCTGGTAGAGCGTCGAAGCGGCCATCGCCGCCATCTGGCCCCTGAGGGTGGCGACGTATTCGGCGCCGTCCGCGTAGGTGGCCCCGACCGCGGTGGACACGTTCGCCCCCTGAAAGTAGGCGACCGCGCGGGTTTCGACGTCGGCCAGCCAAGCACGATCCAGAGCGGCCAGGGCTATCGCGTCGATCTGCGGGTTCGACCCGAGCAGCAGTTTCCGGGAGAACATGTAGGCGCCTTCGACCTCGTCGATCGTGATCGAGTCGTTATCGGTGGTGATGTCGCCCGGGGTTATCGGGGTGACCTCGTCGGTCGGCCGGCCAGATAGTCCCGTCTCGGCGACCGTGCGGGGCACCTGCAAGGTGGTGAAGTCCGCGGTCGGGTACTTCGACAGGGCGGTGTAAAGCGGGGCTTTCGCGCCACGTAGCGGCACGTACCGTTCTGGTAGCCACCTGTCGGGGACCAGCCCGGGGTCGGTCACGGTGGTACCGGTCGCCGCGGCGATGTTCGGTGGCAGAGCATTGGAGAAGCGGGCCATACCCGCCCGGATCACGGCCGGGTCGGACAGCATCACCAACGATCGGCGCCAACGGTCGGCTTCGACCGATCCGGGGTCCTCGGTCGACTTGTAGGCGTCCATCACGAAACTCGGTCCGCCCAAATGTTGGGGGACCGAGTACGGGTAAGGGTCGGTAACCCGGGCGGCGGACGCGGCGAGCGGTACCGGCGCCCGAGCCCCGGCCACGGTCGGGATCACCGCCCCGGCCGCGGGGGTCGCCAAGTCGGAGTCGTCGCCGCCGCCGCCGGGCAGGTCGTCGGTGGCGATGGTGGTGACGGCGAGCGGGCCGGCGAAAGTGACGGCGATAGGCGTAGGGACATCGGACACGGCGGGTTCTCCTTCGGTCGGGGCTGGTGGTTCTGGTGCGGCGGCGGTCACCGACGCGACCCGGGCCGCGTCGAAAGCCGGTTCAGACAACAAGGCGACGTGCCGACCCCGCGCGACGGTCACATACGTCCCTTCGGGGCGGTCCTCCGAGCCGATCACGTCAACCCCTACCGAGAACCCGTCGCGTAAGCCTTCCTGCGCGTCGGCCAACACTTGGTCGCCGGCCGGGCCGGGCGGAACCCTGAACGTCGCCTCGAGCCATTCGCCGGTGTCGGTCGCGTTGACGAACACCGCTACCGGCTGGGCCGGATCGTGGTCGAGCACCAGTTTCGATCGCTCGCCGAGAATGACCGACCCGGGCGCGAAAGCGACGACCTGGCCGGTCGACACCGCCGCGTAAACATCCCACGGGACCACCGGGCCGCTGATAGTCCGGGCCAGGCGGTCAGCCCGGATACCAGCGGCCGGCGCGGCCAAACGTATCTGCATCACGAACCTCCCACGGGGGTCGGTGCCGGCGGGGCCGGAACGGTGGTGGCGGGCGGCGGGGCCGGGGCGTCGGTCGGCAAAGCGGTCGGGTCCGGTTCGCCCGGCATCGTGATATCCAGGTCGAGCGCGGTAGCCAACTGGTTCACCAGGGCCGGCGGTGCGCCCGACTTGAGCGCGCCGACCATCACGTCAACCCGCTGAAGCAGGGTGAGCCTGGTGAAAGCGTCACGGTCGAACTGCACGTACTGGCCGCGCGGGGTCACGTCGGCCGCCGACAGCCGGCCTTCGATCGCGCGGAGATAGCTATCCAAGCAGTCATCCAGGAACGCGGCCCGGTAGTCGGCCTGGTTCGTGTAGACGTAGGACGAGCTGGAGCCCATAGCGGCGGACACCAGTGTCGGGTTGACGCCGGCCATCCGCGCGAGCTGCGTTGCCATGTACTGGCGGGCTTCGATCATCTGCAGCTCAGCCGAACTCCAGCCGATAACCCGGGCGTCAAGGTTCTGTGGGGTGTACGCGGTCGCGCCCTGTTGGCGGGCGCCTTTCCAGTCGGCGACCAGCTCCTGGGCGGCCGTGGTCGACAACGGTTCGCCGCCGGTCTGGTGCAGGTCGATGTTCGGTAACGGTTCGCCCGCCGCGGTCGCCGCGCTGGTCTCCAAGTCCAAAGCGGCTTGGATCGTCGCCGCCCCGTAGTTGCAAATCCCTTCGTGCGGGCCGTCGATCACGACCACATCGGTCGGCGGCACGTCGAAACCGAGATAGGAGACTTCGGTGTTTAACCACATCGTCCCCCACGCCAAGGTGAGCGGGTCGTAAGTCAACTGACCCGGTTTGACCCGGCGGAACATCACCGGGAACCCGGTCGAGTCCCGGCCCAACACGATCAGAGTGCTTTTGCCGTCGAACAGCAGATCGTCGATAACCCACGACCAGAACACCGAACTGGGGATCGCCGGGGCGGGGTCGGGGTTCTGGCACCAGCCCGGGTCAAGCTTCACATCGCCGGTGTCGGTGTTCGTCCGGTACCGCTCCAACGGCATCGATGCGACACCGCCGGCGAGCTGCCCGCGGATGTAGGCGATCGTCGGTACCGCCATCGCCGAGCCGCGGTCCAAGGTGTTCATCCCGCCCAGCCATCCGCCACCGAAGTCGGGCATCCGGGGTCGGGCGAACGGGGCGGCCGGGGTCGGCCACGCGGGCGGCGGCGGCGCGGCTTCCACATCCCGCCGGCGTCGCCACAATCTCACGATGCCTACTGTGAAGTAACTACCTGCGGTCGGCAACTATGACGAACGGGGCGGGCAGGCGGGGCGTCGACCGGGCGGCCCAGGCGGCGAGCGTGACGGCGACCAGCGGGGCTATCGATCCTTCACTGTTGCGCCGCGACCAGGCCCACCCGTCCCCTAGCGGCCGCCGCCCGGCGCCATGTAGCGCGGTGTCGAGTATGGCCTGGGAGCGGTGGGCGATAGACCTATTGGTGATCTCGTCGATCAGCCCGGCGCACGCGCGGGCCATCTGCCCGGCGGACGTTTGGAGCACGTCGAGGCCGGCCAGCTCGAGACGGGCGGCGATCGTGCCGGCGTTCAATGAGTCGGCGACGATCAGCCCGGCCCGGTTCGCCGCGCGCCACGCCCGGGCTTCTCGTTCGATCCAGCCGGTACCCGCACGGTCGTCGACGACTTCGACGATCACCCGCCCATCGCCGGCTACCGCGGCGGTCGCCATGCTCGCCGAACTGCGGTCGGCGGCGACGTCGAAAGCCAACACGGCCGGGGTCGCGCGAACGTCGAGGTCGGCCAGGTCCGCCCAAGCGGTCAGGTCGATCCCGGTTTTCAGGGCGCGGGGTCGTGGCCACACGTTGAGCACCGACCGTTCGAAAGCCGCGATGCTCGAAGACCTGGCCAGCTCCGCGGCGATCGCCTGTTCGGTGATCGTGTCGCCCAGCGCGGGGTGTGCTGTCCACCACGTCGCGGGGCTGGTCGGGTCGTAAGCGGGGTCGTCGGGGTCGGCGCCCCAGTCGAATATCGCTATCGACGGGTCGCCGGCCTCTAGCGCTTGTTCGCCGCGTTCTAGCCAGCCGTCCCACCACGTCGAAGCGATCGTCCCGCCGGCCGACACAATCCAGGTTTGAGATTGCGGGCGGGTGAGCTGCGCCGGGAACACCGCCATTTCGACGCCGGCCCCGGCGGCCAGGTCATGCGACCAGGCTTCGTCGATCACGGCCAGGTCGACGTTCGTGCCGTGCAAGGCGGCTTCGATCGGCGGGAAACAAGTGACGGTCGTGTTCAGGCCGCGTAGCTCGAACGATTCGCTGCCCGCGCGAAGCGAGACTTTGAGCCGGCCGTTCGGGCCCGCGAGACCGCAACCCCGGAGGATCGGTAGCCACTCCCGGCGGAACGTGCGCCCGGCGTCGCCGCCGGTCTGCGCGGTGTACCAAGACTGTGACCGTGGCTGGCCGAGCACTCGGCGGGTCAACTGGGTTAGGGCGATCGCCGTCTTACCCGCGCGGCGCGGCACGTGGAGCACCACGATCGGGTGGAGCATTTCGTCGGTGTCGGTCAGCTCGCCGGCGACCCGGTTCACCGCGGACTGCCACGTTTGCATCGGCCGGCCGAACAGGGCCGCCCCGACGTTGTCCGCCGCGGTGCCCAGCGTGCGGGCGCCCCGGGTCGGTTCAGTCGCTAGGCGTGGTGGGACCCGTAGCCGCTGCCAGTAGCTGGTCGAAAGCATCGCTCACCGGCCCGCCGACCCCACGCAATCGTGCTTCGACTTCCAGCGCGAGCCGTAGCCGCTGGGCTTCGTGGTACTCCATGCCCTCGACCCCGCGCAGCTCGTCGCAACCATCCGAGCATGTCCGGCCGATCGCGATCAGGAGCGAGTCGGAAGGTTCGACCCGGCCCAGCTTGCGAAGCTCGCCAACCGTCCGGTCGAAAGCCTTACGAACCCGGCGGACCGGGGCCGGCCCGGTGTCAAGGTCGAAGAGCGGATCCTGGGGCACCGCCCACCGAATCTAGTTACGGGGCCGGCCCGGGGTCGTCAGTCGGGCGGGACCACCGACCCCGGGCGGGGAAACCATTATGTGGCGGCTGACCCGGCGGTTTGGGTAGCTCCACCGTCCGGGTCGGCCGCTAGTCGCTCTGCTACCGCTTTCTCTAAAGCCTCTTGGAACGCGACGCCCGGCTGGGAGAGCTTCGCCCCGAAATGTCGATCACGACCGGCGAGCAGGTTCGGATGGGTTTCGGGGGTCGGCTTCGGAAGCGGCCTACCCCCGACCACGGTCGCGCTTCCGTCGCGGCGACTGATTACGTCGGTCACCGGCCCCGACGAGGTCGGCAACGGTTCGGGGCGCATCTCGTCGGTGGCGCGCATTTGCTTTAGCGCTGAACGTTCGCCGCCGGTCAGTAGTTCACCTTGGGCTTCTTTGGCTTCCAGTTGGTCTTTGCGGGCCGCGCGGTCGCGGACTGACTTAACCGACGCCGCCTTTTGTCTGTCAATCTTCACCGCGTCGCGGAGCACGATCTGTTCGGTCGCTTGGTTCCAACCTTGGTCGAACCCGAGCAGGAGATTCTGTGCCGGCCCCGGGGTTAGCCACGTGTACCGCTCGCCCCGAGCGCGGTCGGTCGCGCGGATCGTCGCCATGTCGACGGTGACGGCGGACAGATCCGGGAACTGAGTCTTGATCGCGTCAGCGATCAGACACCCGCCAGAGTCGGACCGGATTGCGGTGTTCCATTGCCGTTCAGTGATCTGGACTGTCAGTCGCGGCGCGGTGCCGGGGTTGCGTCCACGTGCCTTAGCCATAGCTGGTAGCTCCTTTCGATGCGCTGAACGTTGCAAGGTTCAGCGCATCGGGCGACCCTAGCCGGAATCGGCCCGGATCTAGTTACATCGTTTGGGGTTTGGGTTGTTTGGGGGAGAAACGGCAC